ATGAACGAATTGACTAAAGTACTTAATGAAAGGCTCGTAAATCAGTTTATCCAGATTTCTGCTGATGACCTTGCCGCACTGATGGAAAAAATCCAACAAAAGAATACCCCGGCAAGCATAGAACCGACACCAGAGCAGCTATACACACGAAAAGAGACAGCAAACAGATTGAGGGTAAGCTTGCCTACTTTATGGAAGTATGACAGGGAAGGGTATATTAAATCGGTCAGGGTTGGCAGCCGTATCCTTTATCCGGAATCTGCCATACAAAACGCATTAAAAAATAGAAGGTGATGGAGACAATAAAAGAAAAAGAGCCAGCCCAACGACCAGCCCCGAATATAGCAAGAAACAGCAAGGGTAAAAGTACAACAAATCAGGTAATTACAAAAGAAAATGCTGATAAATGTTGTTTATGGTTCAATCCGGATACATTGGAACCTATTGAGGATAGCTTATCCCAGATTCCTGCCGAAAAGGTACCATACGGCGGTTATGTGCCTTATGTGATCGGCACCCAGAAGCAGATCAAGAGCCTGATCCGGAGGTTGAAGAAAAAGCCTTGTTTGGTCGAAAAGTATATTAAAATCTTTGACTAATGTCCCGACCTCGAAAAAATAATGCAGAATACTTTTCCCATGACTCTGGAATGAGGAACAATCGGAAGGTAAAGGCACTTCGGGCAAAGCATGGGAATAGCGGTTACACTGTCTTTTGCATGACCTTAGAGATGCTGACCGATGCTAATAATTTCACGGTAACGCTTGATGAGGTTGAAATGGAATTGATTGCAGCCGATTTCGGTTTTACCGTGGTAGAACTCCGGGATATCTGGAATACGGCAAAGAATCTCCGGTTAATTAAACTTGAAAATGATAATTTGAGCTGTCCGGCCCTTGTAGAAAGACTGCAACCGGTACTTGATGAAAGAGCCAGACAAAGAGAAAAAGCCGCAAAAAGGTGGTTATCCAAAGATAAAACAAAGCCGGGGAATAATTCTACCAAGGTTTTACCACGGGAAAACGATGCCCCTGCTATGCAAAGTAAAGTAAAGGAAAGTAAAAAAAATATATCTGTCATTTTTGACAAATTTAGGGTTGAGTATCCGGGAACTAAAAGAGGCTTGAAAACTGAATTTGAAAACTTCATCAAAAAGAACAAACCTGAAGTTGTTGAGCTCCTTTTACCAGCACTCAAGAAAGAAATTGCTCACAAAAACACACTTATCCAGTTAAAGCAGTTTGTACCGGAATGGAAAAATCTATCAAGCTGGATTAATCAAAGATGTTGGGAACAGGAATTCCCAGAGGTAAAGCGGATAAATGGCAAGCCACAACCCGAAACATTCACCCCTAAATACGCTGAAATATGAACACAATAACGCCAGCATTCGACAAGGACATTGAACAGATAGTTCTGGCCGGTTTAATGGCCGAACCCTCAGCCATCATTGAGAACCCGGTAAACTCTGACTGGTTTTATCTGGATGAACACCGGAAGATAGCCAGCGCAATATCGGAACTGAAAGCTAAAGGAGTGCCGGTTGATGTATTCCAGGTGCAATTTGTCCTAAACACAAAAAAGCAACTTAAAGATATCGGAGGAATGGACTATTTATTCCAGATATCCAATCGGGTAGCTTCAGCCTTAAACCTGAAACATCATATCAGGATCCTTATAGACTTACATACCCGCCGGGAGATGGCAGCAAAGGCCATGAGAGTATATCAACGGGCCTTTGATCTTTCCATCGACGTTGACGACTTGGTCAAAGAATGGCAGTCCAACACCCTGGAATTAATGGAATTCAACCAATCGAATATCGTTACCGTCGAAACCAGCTTACAGGAAGTAATCGAGCAAGTCAAGCGGAATCAACAAGGGAGTCAAATCATAGGCATTCCAACCGGATTAAGTAAGCTTGACAAACATACCGGAGGGATGCAAAAAGGAGATTTAATCATTGTCGCCGGTGAAACCAGCCAGGGAAAAACCGCTCTTGCCGTTTCCATTATCCGGAACATGATCAGAGCAAGGCATAAGGCAGCCGCCTACAGCCTTGAAATGACGCACAATCAACTAACCGCCCGCATCATCGCACAGATCACCGGAATTTCATCAAAAAAGATATTGACGGGCATCTTATCCAATGAAGAGCTTGCCACCGTTCAGAACCTTAAAAACAGCCTTTCCGGACTCTATTACGATGAGAGGTCTAATAACAGCATTGACAACATTTGTTCATCGATCCGCAGATTAAAGCTGAAGTATGATATCGACTTGGCCGTTGTGGACTTTTTACAGATTGTTTCCGGTGATAGCAAAAAAAGCGATGAATCACGATTAGCCGACATAGCCCGGAAACTAAAGAACGCAGCCAAAGAGCAGAATATAACCATTCTGGCACTATCTCAGCTTAACCGGAACCCCAGTAACCCGGAGCCATCTATTGCCAGATTAAGAGGATCGGGACAGATCGAAGAGGCAGCCGATTTAATTCTCCTGTTATATCGGCCAGAGGTTTACGGGTTGTCCTATGAAGATCCTTTTCAGAACAAACCCACGGCAGGAACCGCACAGGTTATTGTCGGTAAAGGCCGCAATGTTGGGACAGGTACTTTCTTTCTCACATTTAACGCCGAGACGACAGGCTTTTATGATTACCGAGAAGAATATGAAATGCCGGAAGCCTTTCGCCCCGATTACATGATCGAACCACAGTTTAACGACAATCCATTTTAAACCAAATCACCATGAATCAATTCAAATCCTGACCTTTTCGAAAATGAACTCACAGAATCCCTAAACATAAACTCTGGCGGCCAACAAGTACCTTGCCTGGTTATCTCCGGATCAGGGCACGGTAAATATTTTAGGTATGCCCAAAGCTACGTTCGTTACGCCAAGTGGCCAATTGAAGATAAACTTATAAGCTAAAACTTATGGACAAGAAGATTCAAAAAAAAGATACATACGTCACCCATGACGGGGTTAGGGTTGATCATTTACAATGGGACACAAGCGAAATCTTAGGAGATCACTACTTAGGTACTGTCTCCCACAACGGGAAAGAAATATGCTTTATGATCTTTCGGACAACAGATTTTTTACTCGTTGATTCAGATACGGTAGTTAAAGCCATGGGGAACATGAGCGTACTGGATTTTATACAAAGTGATGTTTTCCTGGATATCGTAAGTATTTACAAACGACTGACTGGGAAAGAATTCGACCTGACCAAAATACATGTTGATAATGGTGAAACGGAAAAAACAATTGTAATCAAATGATAACATGTTGAGGCTAATGGTTTTAATACATAAGGTTCCGGATTCCTTAAAGTTGAAAGAGAAGTTTTTAAACGATTTATAAAATAGGATATTATGGCAGGCTTGAATATGAGAGTTAAGGCTAAGATGGAAGAACTTCTTCGCCTTCAAAAAGGAATAGACGAATTAAAATCAAAATTGAAGGACATGAACCGGGCAAGCGACCCGAAGTCCTTCGATAAAATGAATAAGACGCTGTATAACTCCATCCAAAGGCATGATGCATTACAGACAGAGGTTATTAACCTGACCTCAAAGATGGATAAAGCCAACAAGCAAGCCAATGCTACCGCATCCGGGTTTGGGAACTTAAATTCCATGCTCCTAAAGATAGGGGGCACCGCCGCTTTGATCAGCTTGGGAAAACAGATTATTGATGTCAGAAGCGAGTTCCAGCAACTTGAAATTGCTTTCGGGACTATGCTCAAGTCAGGCGAAAAGGCCCAAAAGCTGATTGGCGAATTGGCTGATTTTGCCGCCAAAACTCCTTTTGGTCTTTCCTCGGCCAGTGCCGCCGCAAAACAATTACTTGCTTACGGATCTGCTGCCGACAATGTGATTAAGGAACTGACCATGCTGGGAGATGTCGCTGCCGGAACTGGTCAGCAAATCGGGGATATTGTTTACCTATATGGTACTTTAAGGATGCAGGGCCGGGCCTACCTGATGGATATTCGTCAATTCGCAGGGAGAGGTATTCCAATTTACAAGGAACTGGCAAACGTTCTTAAAATAAACGAAAGCCAGGTAAATGACTTTGTTTCTGCCGGTAAGGTTGGATTTAAGGAAGTCGAACAGGCTTTCAAAAATATGACTGCCCGGGGAGGTTTATACGGTGGATTGATGGAGAATCAGTCTAAGGCCTTACGGGGACAGATCGAAGCATTAAAGGATAATGTTCAGATGGCATTTAATGACATTGGGAAATCGTCCGAAGGGGTTGTCGGGGGAGTTATTAAAGGGGTAAGTTCTTTAGTTGAAAATTACGAAAAAGTAGGTAAGATCATCTTGGAATTGGTTGCTGTTTATGGTATTTACCGGACCGCCTTAGTTCTGACCACTATCGCAACGCAATCATTTGCTACAACACAATTCGAGCTTGGTCTTATTTTAGGGAAATTACAGAAATCAATGGCGGTGCTAACCGCCACTATGACTAAAAACCCCTATGTTGCTGTCACGGCTGCTGTTGTTGCTTTAGGATATGGACTCTATAAGGTATCTACCAGAACGACTGAATGGGAAAAAGCACAAAAGCGACTGAATGAAACACAGGATGACTTTAAAGAAAACATAGCATCTGAAACGGCAAATATTCAGGTACTCTTTGGCCGGTTGAAAGCCGCAAAAGAAGGAACAGATGGTTATCAAAAGGCAAAAGACGCTATAATAAGTAAATACGGGCAATATTTAACAGGGCTTGGGAAAGAGATCGAAACTTTACAGGATGTTGCAGGGGCCTACGAAGCTATTTCAAAAGCAGCAAGGCAGGCGGCAGCAGATCGGGCGATCACGGAAGCAACCAAAGAAGCGAGCGATGTTTGGGCTAAAAGTTGGCAGGAAAACGCATCGAAAGTAGAAAAGTCGTTTCAGGAAAAGTTTGGAAAAGAAGAAGGGACGCGACTGTCTGAATTGCTTTTGCGAAGTTTGGGCGATGGGGAACAGTTAAGTGAAGAATTAAAGAAAGCGGTTGCATCATGGGATGTAAAATTCTTTGATGAAATTGGCGGTTCCACTACTGAAAACTATATGCAAACCCTAATCGGAAATATCCGGAAATCGAAGGGTGTTTTTGATAAAGAAATTTTAGAGATAAACCGAATATTCGGAGGAATTTTCAAACCAAAAGGCGGGGAATCTGGTAAAGAAAATTTGACCACTATCACGCAAGAGGTAAAGGACGTTACCGGCAAGATATCTACCCTGAAAAAAGAGATTAAGGATTTACGTTCCGGTAAAATGCAGGCAGATGTCGGGAAAACCATCCAGCAAGCCATAGAAGAAAGGACAAAGAGCCTGAAAGAGTTTGAAGATGCACTAGCAACCTTGACCGGTGTTCGACAAAAGGAAGTTGATAAAGCCAACAAGCAGGCTCAGAAAATAGCGGATGCCGAAGTTGAACTACTGAATATACAAAATAAGGATGCCATCGACTTGCAGACTGCAAAACTGAATAACGAGCAAAAATTACTCAATATTCAACAGGAAGGCTTCGACAAGAGACAGGCTCAGCTAAAGTTGAATTACGAGAAGGAAAAGATTGAAATCATAAAGCTGACACAAGAGCTGATTGAGGAACAACAGAAAGCCGAGCGAACAAAATGGGAACAGGCCGGATCAAAAGGAGTATTCACCCCGAAAACAAAGAGTGCCGCTGATCTTTCTCCTGAAAATAAAAAGCGGGTAGAGGACAGGATGAATACAGCCGGTATCATCAATAAAGAGGAGAATAAGCAACTTATAGATGACCTCCTTGATCAATATCAAGACTTCACCGCCAAGAAGTTTAAAATTGACGAAAAATACACGAAGGATGCCCTTGCCCTGCAATCACTTCCTGATGGCGCCGGGAAAGATGCCGCAATTGCTCAACTTTACAAAGATTGGAAGGAAGCTTTGTCTGCTGTATCGCTTGAAGAATTTCAGGATCAAATCGACTGGGAAACGATTTTTTCAGATTTGGATAAAGTCTCAACCGATTCCCTTATCTATCTTCGTGATAAGCTGAAAAAGTACTTATCTGAAATTGGAGATGGTATTTCAAAAGAGGACCTGAAAGAAGTATCCGACGCGTTCAAAGAGATTGATAAGGCAATCACAAACCGAAAACCTTTTGATACGCTATCCGACTCCTTGAAGGAATACAGGTATTACTCAAAAGTTGTTGAAGCACAAAAGCAGATTCTTGAGCAGAAAAAGAAGGAAAAGGCAACCACCGAGGAGATCAGAAAAGCTGAAGATAATCTTGCCAAATCACAAGGAAATAGAGCCGAATCGCTTAAAAAAGTCAACGACGCAATAAACAATGTTGGAGCAAAAGGATCAGAAATTGTCAATCTGGGCAATGATATGGTAAGGATGCTTGAAAACTTTGGCGTGAATGTTAGCGACGGAGTTAAAGAAACATTGAGTGGCGTCGGGGAAATGATGGCAGGACTTGAAAGCATTGATATTACCAAGCCGTTTAGTGTCGTTACAGGCATTATAAAAACGATGATTGGATTAGGAAACACCGTTGCTGGTATTTTTGGATTCGGTAAAAATAATAAGGCAGAAAAAGACACAAAAAGACTGGAGGCTATAACTAGTAAAATAGAGTCTCTAAATGAGGCAATAAACAAACAGCTTGAAAAACGAATAGAACTTATCGAAGAATCAACGGCAGCGGAAGCAAAATACCTGAATACACTTTCTCAGCAGCAGATTGAGCAGCAAAAAAACTACATTCTCCAGCAGCTTAATCTTTTGAAAAATACTGAAATATTTGGGCTTAAGGGTAAAAACAATGACCTTGACCTGGTAGAGCTAATGAAGATGATGGGCCTTACCAGTATGGAACAGTTTATCGATTGGTGGAATGACGGAGGTTATCAACAGCTTCTCGCAAAGGGTTACACGATTACAAATAAGGAAAATTGGCAATCTATTATTGACGCATGGAATGACCTTACCGATGCATCTGAGAAGTCGGCAGAAGCAGCACAAGAAGCCATTACGGGTATATCGTTTGATTCCCTCAAAGACAGCCTAGATGACCTTGTTACCGACGCAGAAACAACATTCGGAGATATCGCAGATTCTTTTGAGGATCAGATGTCACAAGCTGTTTTGAACTTCGTCAAAAAGGCATATCTGGATGATAAACTAAAAGCTTGGTATGATCAATTCCAAAACTACATGAGCAACCAAGGGAAGTATGAAAATCCGCTGACTACACAAGAGGCTGATGCGCTTCGTAAGGCATATGAAGAAGCGTATCAGGGAGCACAGGACATGTATGATCAGGCTATGGCAGCAGCAGGGATTGATACATCATCTTCAAGCAGTCAGGAAGCCAGCTCTAAGGGATATCAGACACTTTCAGAAGATACAGGTTTGGCAATCGAAGGTAGGTTCGCAGCCTTACAGATGTCCGGTGTCCGGATAGAGCAGTTTTTAGCAGAATCATCTGTAAAGACAGATCGTATCATTGCAATAATTGACAGCATAAATGAACAGATGGAATGGTTAGAGGAGATGCGGAATATTCAGATGAAATCAATGGAACATCTATCAGATATAAACAAATGGACAAAAGTCTTACCAGAAATGAATGACAGGCTAGGGAAGATCGAAAGCAATACAAGGGATTTATAACCAGCAGATAAGATAGAAAGGCGAAAAGAGAAAGGGCAGGTTCATTGCCTGCCCTCATCATTAAATTAAAAGACAAAATCATATGAAAAAACGTAAACCACAAGCAATTCAGACTGGCACTGGTCTGGCAAACACAACCGTTAAGAAAGCACCGACAGGGAGATACATCACTGTTGCCGCAGAAGGAAAAGGAGTCAGGTTTGAAATGTCTGTAACGGAATCAGGGTCTGATGTTATCATGAAGAATGAAACAGGTTCCATTTCCATTCATCTAAATGAGGAAATTACAGATAAACTTAGGATCATGCTTTACAAGGATTATCAGACCAAAAAAGTATGGAGGAAGGGCAGTAAAATGTCGAAAATGCGGGAAGAAGCATTAAAAATATTCGAGGAAAGGCAGAAATCAGGACGCCCGTTACCAGATCCTACCGAGTTAGATCTGATCTATCCACCTCTATATGACGACTTTGGTTATATTGACATTTGAACTATTCGCATGTATGGAAGAAGTAATGCCACAAATGCTACACTCAACGCGCGCGCGAAGGACGGTATAACTTCTGTCGAAGAATTTGACAATTTAGACACTCAACGCGCACGCGCGAAAAAATTGAATAACCATGGCAGGAAGAAGTAAAAACAAAAAGAAGCTTGTACGTCTGGAGACTGAGTTTAAATCAGACGGCAAAACATTGAACATTTCAACCGATGAGGATGGAAAAGCCACGATCACAGTAACAGACGGCGATACTACCATGACATTCCAGGCATCGGATGAACAGACTGATCATATCCGGTTTTTCTTTTGGGATAATTACCGGAAGCATAATGTGTGGAGAACCAAAGATCAAAAAAAGGCGGAACGATTGAAAACGCAGGAATCGGTGCCTCCGTCAAAAGGAATTAGTTGGGAAGACATTGAATTTCCATCACTTTCTGACTTCGGCGTTGATTCTTTCATCAAATAGGTGAATTAGGTGAAGACCTCACGCGCACACATGCGCGCACGCGAAGGATTAAGTCAACAAAGGAGATATATTACAATATGGCTAAAAGAAAAACCTGACTTTTCTGACGCCATTAAAAAGGGGCGGATTATCCCTACCTTTTTAGCCCTAAAAGCAAAGTATCGGCGATTTTCAAGAATCCGAATAAGGATAAAAGCGCAAAATCGCCAAAATCAGCTCACCAGATTAAGAAATTTGACCTTTTAAGGACGTGAATGGGCAATTAAAGTGGCAAAAAATGATACCTTTAGAATATGTTGACGGGGCAATTGCGCAATTATCGCAAGTGTCAACGCGCGTGTACGTGCGTGCGCGATTATCGCGATTATTTAACTGCAATTCCTCAATTATCACAGGCCCTTATGCGCGTACATGCGCGCGCGATAGAGACACGGTTTTAAGAGATTTCTGAAGCCTTAGCGCGTACACGTGCGCAAAGAAAATGTCCACAAATGTAACACTTCGCGCGCGCGAAGGATTACCTTGCTTTCCTTTTCAGGCTATAAACTTTTCCCAAATGATAAACGATGACCCAGAAGGCATAGAGGTTGGCCCGGATCATTTCCGGTTTAAAGCTGATGCCGGTAACCTCAACAATGGCTGTATCACGTTCTTTCGCGTATCCAATAGCAAGGCCTAGGTATTTATATTCCCGGGGCTTGAAGGGGAATACTCCTCCATAATAATCGTCGATGTATCTGGAACATTCTGCAGGATTAATCAAAGCAGGATCCGGGATTAAGTTTCCGGCCGGATCAGTTTGTAGGTACTTCCGTTGAGTGGTAGTCTTAATTTCCCGGTACTCTTCTTTCTTGGTTCCAGTGATGATCTGATCAAAGTAGACCTGCTTTATTGGCAGGTACAGGGTGTTTTCTTTGGTTGGTTCAATCATTCTGATTTCTCTTTTGGTTTAATAAATCCGATAGCCCGCTTCGGAGTACTGGCCGACTGGTTTATCTGTTTTTGTTTCGCAGCCAGTTCTGAAAGGGCCAGATAGATATCGTCGAATTCCTTTTGGTTTTCCTCGCTAAGATCATTGATCGCTTTCCATAAGTCTTCAATTTCCTTTGACAATGAAGCATGTTGAGCAATGTAAGTACGAACAGCGACAAAGGCCCGCATGATACCCATATTTATTTGAATTGCCGTTTTTGAGTTAAGTACACTACTCAACATAGCTACTCCTAACTCACTAAATACAAAAGGTTTACGCCTTAATCCCATATTGATAGAATTGGTTATCACAATTTGTGATTTCCAATTTTGAAATTCTTCATCGGTCAATTGGAACATAAAATCTTCAGGAAACCTTTCCGGATTACGCTTAACGGCCTGGTTCAATACACGAGTTTCTACTCCGTACATTTCTGCCAGATCACGGTCCAGCATCACCCGGACACCGCGGATCTCATAAATTTTACTTTGAATGACTGATAGTTCCATTAGTGCTAGGCTTTGGATACTTTAATCTTACCACCACAATGAGGACAATTGATGATATCGGCCCGGGGCTGATCAAACAGCTCTCCAAAAGGCACATCCAAAGCAATAGCAATCTTTTCCAGTGTTTCAATTGATGGCATGACTTTACCATTTACGATATTACTCATGCTTGGTTGAGCCATATTGACATCTTTGGCCAATGATACGGCTGTCATTTTCTTAGCCTTTAGTATTTCCTTTATTCTTAGTTCCATTTTATAACATATTTGTTTATACGCAAATATAAAGATTTATTATTTAAAACGTTATAAAAATAGCAAAAATATTATCCGATGGCTTAATTTTTTTGTTCAAATATTTTGATATTTATAATGTTTTATATTATATTTGTAGTGAATTTATAAACAAAAACGTTATGAACTCAAAATTAAACTTCAGATCGGTCGTCTTTCAGAGAGCATACAGAATAACAAAGCAAACAGGCTGTTCTTTCTCTCAGGCACTCACCCAAGCATGGCAGCGGTACCGTGAATTCAAGGTCCGGACTATCGCAGAGCTGGCAGACCAGATCAACGGGTTTGATTTTACTTACTTCATGTCCGATGATTACCGGGTAAATCGCAGATGGTCCACTATTAAAGATCAGATCAGAAAACAGATCGATACCCTGCCCAGATCCTTCATTCAGGCAATTACCGGCCAATTATCCAACGCAAACTATATCCAATCATTCATTTAATCACAACTAACCATGAAAAAATCAGATTTAAGCCAATTGATGAAAACCGCCTGGCAGTTCTTTAGGACTACCGGCTATGAGTTCTCTATTTGTCTCAAACGTGCCTGGGCTAATTACAAGCTTTTACAGGCACTCAAAAACGGGATCGTACGTTTTTATTTCCAGAAGGTTGATGGCAGTCTACGCGAAGCTTGGGGCACTCTGAATGAAAAATATCTGCCCAAAGTAACCGGTGATGATACCCGAAAGAAGAATGACACTGTTCAGACCTACTTTGATACCGAACGCCAGGAATGGCGATGCTTTAAAAAGTTGAATTTAGTCGCTTAATCAACACACTTATGAAAAAGCAACCACGTAAATCCAGAATTATCGCTATCTCAAAAAGAGAGTATGAATCCCTGACCCGGGACCAGCTCGCTTATAAGTTCCTGATCGAAGCAATTAATGAAACCCGGGCCGAAGATCAATTGGTCCGGATCCTGCAAAGAGCAAACATTCTAACCCATTTTTAAACCATTTATCAAGAATTATGGAAACAACATCATTTAAAATTCAGAGCGATTCTATGGCTGACAATACTAAGTATAGCTTAGAACCCGGTGATATTGTCGATTGTGAAGAAATTCCCCAAACCGATCTCAAACAGTCGTTAAATCACATTTGCGTAATCAAATCCAAGCTTGGTGTCATTTGCGCTAAAATTATTCAGTACGGGACGGACTGTATCAACTATCAGACTAACAAGTATTCAGGTTCTATGAGTACAACTGACATTGAGCAGCTATTCATTGTCAAAAGGGTATGCTTCGTCCCCAGGTTTTAATATTAGTTCAGAATCTAATAATCACTTAAATGACTAAAATCATGACAAAATCAATCATCAAATCAGACCTTATTGCTAAGGGTAATCTTAAAATTCAAAGCGAATCAGGTAATCTCATTGCTACGATCCCGGTTCTTGATGATCCTGAATGTGTTCTTTTGAAAACGAAGGTCCACAGTAACCGGATGTTCCCAACCCTGAAAGATGGTGACCAGGTAATTTTGAGAAAGGTCAATCCTTATGCATTTATCGAATGGGGTGAGGTATTTTTGATTCAGATCAATGACCAACAAATACTCTGCAGGTTAATCCCCGCCGATGAAAACGGCGGGGTAAGGGTTTCTTTTGACAATCCGGATGATCGAATTACCCAGGACGTTCAGCTCTCTTCGATTTCGAGCATCTGGAAATTAAAAGCAACTGCAAGGTTGAATTAAACCGGTGAAATATCTGGGTAAAGAATTTGATAGCCTCCGATTCGGAGGCTATTTTTTTGACCGACACTAAAACGTTAATTCATTGAAAATAGCTAATTTGACAGCTCTAAATCAAACTGACATGAAAGTCCTAACCCTGAGCATCAAACAAGAGTATTTCGATGAGATCATGGCCGGTACCAAAAACGAAGAATACAGGCTAATCAAACCCTCAACGGTTGACAGGTACATTAACTTCAAGGTCGGTGACCAGGTATTCACCTCAAACAAAGAATTAACGGCCAAACAGATTCAGGATGCCGAACTCATCCCGGTGAAATATGATGCCATTAAATTCCTGACCGGGGCTTATACCGGAAAACGTCCCTGGGCTATTGTTGAGGTTGAGGATATAACCATTAACCACCTGAAGGCTGAAATGATTTATTGTTTGGGTAAGGTTTTGGAACGATCCGAATATTGATATAATAGCAACGGACCAGAATTAAATTCCCGGCCCGTTGCTCCGTGTGGTTTTGGATTGTAACGCAAACCTAAGCGGTTTAACTCTTATACGTTTAGTCTATGATATTGTTTGATGGCTTAGAAACGGACCTTTCGTTTTCCTGTCCGGTGAAATTCAAGTTAGGAAATATTCTGCCCGAAGTTTCAGCCATTTTTCTTAACCTTGTTCCAAAATAATCACTATGGACTTCCGAGAAAACTTAACCATTATCACCACAAAGGAAGAGCTGCAGAATCTTATCGATGAAGCTGTCGGTAAAGCTATCACTGATCTGAATTTGTCTCACTCTTTGCAGAAAGAGGAATCGAAGCTGATCTATGGCCTTGATGGACTGGCAAAATTCCTTGGATGTAGCGAAATGACTGCCTTTAGATTGAAAAAATCAGGGCGAATCCCATATTACCAAACTGGTCGGACCCTGGTTTTCAAATCCGATGAGGTATTAAAGGCAATGTCAAAAGGCAAGAAGAAATGAATAAAAACCTAAATCAACGGATTACCAAACTTCATAATGTAAGCCAATTTCTGCGGATGTGCTCTTAAATACCTTTGTCAGTTCCAAATTCTCTTGTTTCCACGACAACACCTTATAAGTATAAACATCAGTATCCCAATTTGAGACCGCAATCAGTATTAAAATTTCACGGCTTTCATCATCTCTTACGGAATAAGGCAGATCATCGGAGCCTATCCAGTATTCAGATAGGTTAATGTAAGCTCCGGTGCTTGAATTCTTTTTTGGATTCAATTCCTTATCGAGAAACGGATAAACATACTCATTATTAACATCATACATCCAAAATGACCGGTCATCATCATTATTAAGATAGCCATAACCGAACCGGTATTCCGACACGTGATTGTTTTTCAATTCAAATGCCATTATTCTACCTTCCGGACCTTTTATTTCTGTATCATACTTTGCGGTAATTTTGATGTAGGTGGGCAATTGTTCTTCTGGGTCATCACCTCCTTTGGAGCATGATATAAGCATTAAGCAAACGAATAAAGAGAGTAAATGTTTTTTCATGATTTTTGGTTTTTGTATATATTGAGATAGATCAATCAGGTAACTAGCCTGGTTATACTATTTTCAGTTGGTTTCCCGTGAAATATGGGTGTAGGCTCAATGTTGCGGCTGTTTCTTCTTTGCCCACCTTGATATAGCCCAAAAATTCACGTTCGGTCTTATGCCCGCTGATTTTCATTATATCCAAAGTCGAGATGCCAGCCAGATACATATTTGTACACCCTGAGCGGCGGGCTGTATGTGTTTTAATCAATTCATTTTTGGGTACTGTTTTTTGGACAACCATCCCTCCGCGTGTTTGATTAATATTCACTGGCTCAATAATGCCAGCCATCTCCCCCACTGTTTTAATATGCTGGTTTAGCTTTTGTTCCCATATTTTAGGGACACAATACCCATATTTCTGTAATAGTGTTTCAAGTTCTGGCCTCACTGGAATAATAACCCGTTCGCCTGTTTTCTTTTGCACTAAATCGATAACAGACCCGTTTCTCAATCTCCGGATGTGGCTTTCCTTTATTGCCGAGTAATCACTAAAACGTTGTGCCGTATAACAGCCGATCAGGAAAATATCACGGGCAATCTCCAGAACGGACTTATCCGACAAATCCAGGTCTAACATTGCCTTTAACTCCCGTTCAGTCAAATAAATGTTATCCACCGGCACCCGAATTGTTTTAAATGCTTTCCGGTTAACTTCTGTATTAGTATGCAGACCATCTTCATAAGCGGCCCGAACGATTGATTTTAGGGTTTTAATGTGCCTACCTATCGTATTTGGAGAATATCCCTTTTTACTGAAGAACTGAATAAAATCGTTATACAAGTCAACATTGACGTCATTAAAGTTCATTTTTCGCCTTGTTGCCTTTTGAAATGCGATAAATTGCAACTGAAACCCTTTGTAGTTTTTTATTGTCAATGGTTTATACCGCTCTCCTTCATGGGGCTTTGAGGTGACAAGCCGCTCTCCCGCCTGAATATCTGAAATAAACTTTTCAATGTACTCATTCAGGTTCATATCCGGCAGCTTTGGTTTATCTTTCCCGTGATATACATCGATGATGCTGTTAAGCCATTCGCTGGTGGGCCGGATCTTTTCCCGTATTAACTCACCATACGCCGTGAACACTACTTGTCGTAAGGATGACAGGTCATTTATCAGTTTTGTTTGATCTTTTTCGGGAAAATCATCGGTGTAAAGCCTTGTTTTTTTGAGCGTTCCTGTTTTATTAGACCAATACCGGGGGCTGACAAAAAAACCGCTCTTTACACGTATATTGAAGTCTGTATCTCTGAATCGAGCATAAATCGGTACATTTTTATCATCTTTTGACGATCGGGTATAAAAACTAACTGATGCCAT